AAAAAAATTATTTGTAAAAAAATTAGAAATCGGTATACTGCGGTTCCAACGGTTAATTAAACCTGCGGATAAAAATAAATGCCTATATCTCTTGAGCCCGAACTAAGCGTTCCGTTGAACAAGAACACAACACCTTTGACTTTAGAAACGCACATAAAGGCGGCGGCAAGCACTGCGGCTTTATTAGAAGAACATGGGTTAGACGTAACATCAACACGTGAGACTGACGACATTGCTGCAAAACTTGCGTTATCATATGCGAGTGATCCGGTGAAAACAAAAAAATCGGCAAGCAACAAACGTGTAGCGGCTCTACCCCCCGCAGCCCTCATGACAACACATAGTATTTTAAATGAATTTGGTCACTCAATAGTCGAGAGTGCCGTTCAAGTTCGTCATCTAGTTACAAATAAACTCATTGAAGAGACCGAGAACCCTGACCCACGAGTGCGGATACGCGCATTAGAGCTATTAGGTAAAATAAGTGACGTTGGGTTATTCGCAGAGAAGAGTGAAGTGACAATAACTCACCAGACAACGGACGAGTTAAAAGATAAGTTACGCGCCAAGCTCGAAAAGTTAGTCGGTATGGAAGAAATAAACCCCGCCATTGTTCTAGATGGTGAGACGATCGATTTAGATGAAGAGTTAGGTCCAGAAGAAGAGCCGGAAGAAGAGGACAAGTTTGATGACTAATGCGCTTGACTTTACTGAGGACGATATTGAGGTCATGCTGGCTAATCTAGACGCGTTTTCTGGTGATGAGATCATAGAAATTGACAAGATGGTGGGAGAACTAGCAGACCGTCGAGAAAATATTGCAGCACATGGGGACTTAATTGAGTTCTGTAAACGTATGATGCCTGAGTTTATAGTGGGAAAACATCACCGGATACTTGCAGATATGCTCATGGCAGTTGAAGCAGGAGATAAAGACCGTGTATGTGTTAACATCCCACCACGACATGGCAAGTCGCAACTCGTGTCTATATTCTACCCAGCGTGGTTTTTAGGGCGCAACCCCAAGAAAAAAGTTATGATGGTGTCACACACCACTGACCTAGCGGTAGATTTCGGACGTAAAGTTCGTAACTTACTCGCTACAGAAGATTATAAGGCCATATTTCCCGCTACCACATTAGCAAAAGACAGTAAGTCCGCTGGTAGGTGGAATACGAGTGTTGGCGGAGAATATTACGCGTGTGGTATTGGATCAGCGCTCGCCGGACGTGGTGCAGATCTATTATTAGTTGACGATCCTCATTCTGAACAAGATGTTATCAACGGAAACTTTAGTGTATTTGAAAAAGCATACGAATGGTTTACTTTTGGTGCTCGTACACGTCTAATGCCGGGTGGATCTGTGGCAATAATCCAGACACGGTGGCATATGGACGATTTGACAGGGCGACTAGTTCGTGATATGGGGCAGAATGAACGTTCTGATCAGTATGAGGTAGTAGAATTTCCCGCTATACTGGAAATAAAAGATGAAGACGACGAAAAATTTATAGAAAAGCCTCTTTGGCCTGAGTTTTTTGATTTAGAAGCGTTACTACGGACAAAAGCGTCCATGCCGGCGTTCCAATGGAACTCTCAGTACCAACAACAGCCGACTGCGGAAGAAGCGTCGATTGTAAAACGAGAATGGTGGGGTTTATGGGACAACGAGAACGCGCCGTCGTGTGAATATGTTATAATGTCCTTAGATGCGGCTGCAGAAACACACAATCGTGCCGACTTCACCGCACTTACAACGTGGGGAGTTTTCTTAAACGAAGAAGTTGAAGCATATAATATTATATTATTAAATAGTATTAAGAAAAGATTAGAGTTTCCTGAGTTAAAAGAGCTCGCACTAGAAGAATATAAAGAATGGTCGCCAGATGCGTTCATTGTGGAGAAGAAAAGCTCTGGAGTAGCACTATATCAAGAAATGAGACGTATGGGACTCCCAGTTTCTGAATATACTCCACATAGAGGGTCAGGTGACAAGTTGGCTAGGCTCAACTCCGTTGCAGATATTGTAGCATCAGGGTTATGTTGGGTTCCTACCACACGATGGGCAGAAGAAGTAGTTGAAGAAATAGCAGGGTTTCCGTTTATGAGTAACGATGACTTAGTAGACTCCACGGTAATGGCGCTTATGAGATTTAGACAGGGAGGATTTATTCGACTTCCTTCTGACGAAGCAGAAGAGCAAAGATACTTTAAACATCGCAGTGGAGGATATTATTAATGGTTGATTTACAAACACAAGTAAATACGTTACTAATTAAAAATATGCATATTTTAGGAATAAAGACATGGCAATAGATAAAGGACTCTACTCTGCACCAAAGGGCATTGATGAAGAGAGCGAAATGGAAGAAGGCGAAGAATTAAATTCTGAACTGGAAATTGAAATTGTAAATCCAGAAAGCGTTACTCTTGACGATGGTAGTATGGAAATCACAATCATTCCTGATGCAGATATAGATGGTGATTCAGAGTTTGACATGAACCTTGCCGAAGTATTAGACGAAAGCCACTTAAAAGAAATTTCAGATGAACTTGTTGGTAATATAACTACTGATATTGATGGGCGTAAAGATTGGGCCGACACATTTGTCAAAGGATTAGATGTATTAGGGTTTAAATACGAAGAACGTACAGACCCGTGGGAAGGCGCATGTGGCGTATATTCTACGGTATTAGCAGAAGCAGCAATTAGATTCCAAGCTGAAACTATGTCTGAAACATTTCCCGCCGCTGGCCCTGTGAGAGTAAAAGTAATTGGCGAAGAAACTAGAGAAAAACTAGATGCCTCTATACGCGTTAAAGCGGATATGAACTACCAACTGACTGAAAACATGGTCGAATATCGTCCAGAGCATGAACGTATGCTATATAGTCTTGGCCTTGCAGGGTCAGCATTTAAAAAAGTATACTATGATCCTACTCTAGGACGGCAAGTCGCTATTTATATACCTGCTGAAGATGTAATTGTGCCTTACGGTGCAAGTAATATTGAGCAAGCAGAACGTGTAACTCATGTAATGCGTAAAACTAAGAATGAAATGCGTAAGCTACAAGCAGGTGGGTTTTATCGTGATATTGAGCTAGGCGAACCAGAACCATTCCACTCAGATATTGAAGAGCGCAAAGCCGAAGAAGGTGGATTCTCTCTTACTGACGACAACCGCTACACACTCTACGAAGTACATGCCGATATAGTTATTGAAGGTGTTGACGAAGATGAGGAAGAAATAGCTAAACCTTACGTATTAACTATAGAGCGTGGTACGGGAGAGATTCTCTCTATAAGACGTAATTGGGTTGAAGACGATGAGCTAATGCTTAAACGCCAACATTTTGTACATTACGTATATGTGCCGGGATTTGGGTTCTATGGTCTAGGTCTTATCCATATTATTGGTGGATATGCAAAAGCAGGTACATCCCTGATACGTCAGTTAGTAGACGCAGGTACTCTGTCTAATTTGCCCGGAGGTTTAAAATCTCGTGGTCTTCGTATAAAAGGCGATGATACACCTATTGAACCCGGCGAGTGGAAAGACGTGGACGTACCATCAGGTAGTATCCGCGACAACATTATGCCACTACCATACAAAGAGCCTAGCCAAACACTTCTCCAACTTCTGAATCAAATTACGACTGAAGGACGTAGACTAGGCGCTATTGCCGATATGGACATATCTGATATGTCAGCAAATGCTCCTGTTGGCACTACTCTAGCGCTACTAGAACGCACGTTAAAACCTATGGCTGCAGTAATGGCACGGGTTCACTACTCCATGAAACAAGAGTTTAAAATGCTCAAAGAAATCATGGCTGAGTATGCACCTGAAGAGTACAGCTACACGCCTCTAAGAGGCGAAGATAACGCTAAGGCAGCAGATTATATGATGGTGGAGGTAATCCCCGTCAGTGACCCTAACAGCTCTACTATGGCGCAACGTGTTGTACAGTATCAAGCAGTACTACAAATGGCACAACAAGCACCTCAAATTTATGATCTACCACAGCTACATCGTCAGATGATAGACGTGTTGGGTATAAAAAATGCGGATAAACTTGTGCCTATCGAAGACGATGAAAAACCAGTAGATCCAATTAGCGAAAATATGAATGCGCTTAACGTAAAACCACTAAAAGCGTTTATATATCAAGATCACGACGCACATATCGCGGCTCATACATCTTTCATGCAAGATCCTAAAATGGCTCAAATGATTGGACAAAACCCACAAGCCAATCAAATTATGTCTGCACTTCAAGCACATATAGCAGAACATCTAGGGTTTAGTTATCGTAAACAGATTGAAGATAAACTTGGAGTCCCACTGCCAGCACCAAACGAAGAGCTACCAGAAGAAATAGAATTACAGCTATCTCGTTTGATTGCAACTGCTGCTACACAACTTACACAACAAAACCAACAAGAAGCAGCGCAGCAACAAGCGCAGCAACAAGCGCAAGACCCTGTAATGCAAATGAAGCAAGCAGAGATGCAGCTTAAAACTCAAGAAGAACAGAGAAAAATGCAAAAAGACCAAGCTGATATACAGATAAGACAGGCTGAATTGCAGCTAAAAACTCAACAAGTACAAAGTGAGTTAGCAACAGGGGCGCAAAAAGACGTAGCAAATATGCAGATAAGGCAAGCTGAATTAGAGTTAAAAGCTCAACAAATACAAAATGCTAAAACTATTGATACTAATAAACTTGAACTAGATAAAAAAGAATTACAACTAGATACAACAGTCGAACTTAGTAAGGTTGAGTTAGCAGAGCAAAAAATGCAAATAGAAAACGAAATGAAAACACAAACAGAAATATTAAAACTTAGAGGGGGTGGAGATAGAAATCCACCACGAGGAGAGTAAACTATGAACACCGTCTTTGACGTGCTGAAAAAGAAATTTACCGAGGATAAAACCTCCGCAGAAGAATTCCTTAATAGTGGGGGAGCAAAAGACTTCTCTCAGTATAAGGAACTAACAGGCTTAATTCGGGGACTCGAAGCCTGTATAAACTATACAACAGACCTCTCGCGAAATTACATGGAAGATGACGATGACTAAAGACTTAAAAATTGAGGTGCCAGACGATATACTAGAAAAGATTACAGACCAACCTAAAGAAGAAGTGGATTGGGAAACTAACCTACCAAAACCAACAGGTTATAGAATATTGATAGCGCTACCTGACGTAGAAGACTACTACCAAGGGACTACACTATTAAAAACTGATAGCGTAAAACATCGAGAATATATCACCTCTATTATGGGGTTGGTGCTTGATGTTGGACCTGAAGCATATCAAGACAAAGAACGATACCCCGGAGGTCCGTGGTGTAAAGAAGGTCAGTATGTAATGTTCCGAATGAATACAGGAACACGGTTTAAAGTAGCTGGAAAAGAATTTCGGCTAATGAATGATGATTCCGTAGAGGCCGTAATAGACGACCCGCGCGGTATTTGTAGTGTATAGGAGAGATAACAATGGCCTTTCAAAAAGTAGAATATGAATTTCCAGAAACAGAAACCAATGAAAAAGATGAGTTGGAAATAGAACCCTCATCAGCAGAAAACGTACTCGAGGAAAAAGAAGTTACGAGTGCAGAAAGCGATGACGATGTTACAGAAGTTGAAGATAGCAATGAAGCAGAACTTGAAATCGAAATTGTCGATGATACGCCTAAAAAGGATCAAAATCGGAAAGCGTCTGACCCTCCAGAAGATGTCACTGATGAAGAACTTGACGACTACTCGCAAAAAGTTCGTAAGCGGATATCAAACCTTAGTAAAGGATATCATGACGAGCGTAGAGCAAAAGAAACAGCGTTACGGGAACGTACAGAACTGGAAAACGTTGCTCAAAAACTTGTTAACGAAAATAAAAAGTTAAAAGGTAACGTAAGTGAGAATAATCAAATCTTACTAGAAGAAGCTAAGAAAACAAATGCGAGTGAACATGCTTATGCTCAAAGATTATATCGTGAAGCTTATGAAGCAGGAGATACCGACAAGGTACTTGAAGCACAAGATTTGCTTACCACTGCAAAGATAAGAAGTGACAAATTAAACAATATTAAATTACCTCCTTTACAAGAAGAAGAAGATACTGTAGCATATTCTGGTGAAGAAAATATAAACGCTGTAGAAGTAGACGAAAGAGCGGAGAGTTGGAAAAAAGAAAACTCTTGGTTTAATGATGACGTCGAAATGACAAGCTACGCATTAGGGCTACACACTAAACTGATGAATCAGGGTGTAAGTCCTAAAAGTGATGAATACTACGAGACAATTAATGCTCGTATGCGCAAGTTGTTCCCCGAAAATTTTGAGGATCAGCTTTTAGAAGAGGAAGTTGAGAAGCCGAAAAAACGATCAAATGTAGTCGCCCCCGCAACGCGGAGCACATCTCCTAAGAAAATTAGGTTGACGACTACACAAGTTACGATTGCTAAACGCTTAGGACTTACTCCCCAACAATACGCCGAACAGGTTGCAATAGATATGAGGAAACAAAATGGCTGAAAATAGATTAAATCGAGATTTAAAAACTCGAGAAAAAGCTACACGTAGAAAGGCTTGGTCGCGTCCGGAGGTTTTACCATCTCCAAATCCTGAGCCGGGTTACAATTTTCATTGGGTTCGCGTAAGCACCCAAGGACAAGTAGATGCCACAAATGTATCCTCAAAAATAAGAGAAGGTTGGGAGCCCGTTAAGGCTGAAGATCATCCAGAAATTACACTAGTCACAGTGGAGCAAGATCGTTTCAAAGATAATGTAGTTATTGGTGGTTTAATGCTTTGTAAGGCTCCAACAGAGTTAATTGAAGAGCGTACCGCTTACTATGGTGAGCAAACACGTTCTCAAATGAGTTCTGTAGATAACAACCTTATGAGAGAAAATGACCCTCGTATGCCTCTGTTCAATGAACGGAAAACGAAGGTTACTTTCGGTAATGGAAACTAAATTAAAATAGGATGTAAATTATGTCTACTACAAGTTCAGGATACGGGTTTGTTCCCGTAAAACGATCTGACGGTATGCCGTACGCGGGTGCCCAAGAATCGTTTTTAATTACTCCTGCAGGAGTTGCTCAGAATATCGGATACGGTTCGGTTGTTGAGATTAATGCAGGTTACGTACAACTAGCCTCCGGTACTGGCGCAGATGCAACAACCAACAATCTTGGCGGTTCTAGCATTGGTGCTTTAGGTGTGTTTGTTGGCTGTGAGTATATTAATGCTCAAGGTCAATTGATATTCTCTCAGTACTACCCTTCAGGCACAGATAACGTTACAGCTTTTGTTATAACTGACCCAAGTGTTACTTTCCAAGTACAAGCAGACGGCGCAATTGCTCAAGCTGCCTTGGGACACAACGCTCCTCTAACAGGTGCACAACACGCTACAACTTCTGTAGATACTGTTACAGGTAAATCAAACATACAGCTCGATGCTACCACTGCCACCGCAACTAAATCGTTTAAAGTCATTGGGTTTGTAACTAAACCCGGTTCTGCTATAGGCGACGCGTACACTGATGTGTTGGTAAAAATTAACTCACCGTACCACCAATTTGGTACAGGCATCGTAGGAGAATAACAGATGGCTATTTCACGCGCACAGTTACTTAAAGAACTGTTACCCGGTCTGAACGCATTGTTCGGTCTGGAATATGCAAAATACGGCGACGAGCACGCTCAAATATTTGAATCAGAATCTTCAGATCGCTCATTTGAAGAAGAAACTAAGCTATCAGGTTTCTCTGCAGCACCAGTCAAAGGCGAGGGCTCTGCCATCGAATATGACAATGCTCAGGAAGCTTATAGTGCTCGTTATGTGCACGAAACAGTGGCAATGGGTTTCAGCATCACAGAAGAAGCTATTGAGGACAACCTCTATGACTCTCTGTCTGCTCGTTACACTAAAGCACTGGCTCGCGCTATGGCGTACACTAAGCAAGTTAAGGCAGCTAACATTCTAAACAATGCCTTTTCTAGTGGAACAGTTTACGGCGACGGTGTTGAGCTTTGCTCTACTGCCCATCCGTTAGTAAGCGGTGGCACTAACTCAAACGAACCTACCGTCGCGGCTGATCTTAACGAAACTTCTCTTGAAGCTGCTGTTATTCAGATCGCTGGTTGGACTGATGAGCGTGGTCTACTTATTGCTGCTCAACCTAAGAAACTTGTGATTCCACCGGCCCTGCAATTCGTTGCAACTCGCCTATTGGAAACAGAAGGTCGTGTAGGTACAGCAGACAATGATCTCAACGCTATTATGAACAATGGTTCTGTACCGGGTGGTTATACTATTAACCATTACCTAACGGATACAAACGCATGGTTCTTAATGACAGATGTTCCTAATGGTCTAAAGCATTTTGTCCGTACTCCGATGTCTACATCTATGGATGCTGATTTCGATACTGGCAATAGTCGCTATAAAGCCCGTGAACGTTATTCTTTCGGGGTCTCTGATCCTCTAGGAATCTTTGGTTCACCCGGAGCATAATATATTAGGGCAATACGGTTCCTTATTTATTTTGCCGTATTGCCCTTTTATTATTTCTATGATACACTAAATTAATTCCTGACAGTTACATGGTGTAACTGACAATAGCCCCGACAGGAGATTCACATGGCTAATACAACTTTTAATGGACCAGTGCGTTCAAAAAACGGTTTTCAAGATATTACAGTCACTGCCAACACCGGCGCAGTTACTGTTAACTCCACTTATAATAACGATGCATCTATTGGCGGCAACCTAACGGTAGCTGGGTCTGTGTTTTCAGGCGGAATGCCCACTTTAGGTGGCCTTACTGTAACGGCTAAAGCCACTGGCGCTACAATTACTTATGTTGCCGGAATTAACGTAAACCCATTTACTGGAGGAGCGCAACAGATTACTACTCTTCCTGCTGCGACGGTAGGGACTGTTGTTATACATGCTCAATCCGTAGACACCACTGGCGGAACAGCGTTCTTGAGTTTTGATTGTGCTGGTAGTGATGCTTATGAAACAGGCAGCATTATAGAGAGCCGTGGAAGCAATGCAGTTACATTTGACGCATCTACTGCGGGGGAAACTTTGTTAAAGTACACTCCTGCAAACGCAGCAACAAATTTGTTCAGCATTGGTTCTTACATCTACTTTACTTGTACAACAGCGGGTCTTTGGAACGTTTCATATAACTTCCAAAGTCTTGGAGCCGGTACTACTGGTGCGTTTGCTTTTGCAACCTAGTTATTAATTTGGCGGGGTTAATCCCCCGCCTATATTTTATAGGAGACTAAAATGGAATCAGACATACTCCCAGTCATCATCAGCGATGAAGTGGCTTTAGACGCAGACGGAATTTCGGTAGCCACTTCCGTGGGAAACAACGCGGCTTTAGTTATTGGCGGTGCTCTAGCTTCTGGCGGAAGTGTTACAAACGCTTCTGGAAGACAGGTAACAATTTTATCTGCAGGAAATGATAGTAGTAAATCTTTTAATGTAGTGGGAACCGACGTAAACGGTGCTTCTCTTACAGAGAATGTTACGGGAGCTAACGCAGGTACAGCGACAAGTTCTGGTTATTTTAAAACTATTGCTAGTATAACAGCAGTTGGAAATCCAGCAGGTAACGTATCTGCAGGTATTAACAATAATGCATTAGGCGTTATTTTCTCTGTCCGCACCCGTCTAAAAGGGTTTTCTTTTGTTTCAGGTGGAACAGCGGGCGCAGCAAATATTAGAAATAGTGGTGCTACAGGTACAGAACTAATACAATTCAGAACAATTGGCACAGATAATTCGGCAGATGATCCATTTATTCCAGATGTAGGTGTTTTGTTTAAAGATGGTTGTTATGTTACATTTATTGTTGGCACTGTCGATCTTATGATGTTTTATCACGCATAAAATAGGATATTTCTATGAGGCATTATTACAAGGCAGGGGGTAGAGTTAAAAAGTCTGCCGCTTGGACTCGTAAAGAAGGTAAGAGTGAGTCTGGTGGGCTTAATAAAAAAGGCGTTGCTAGTTATCGTAAAGCTAATCCCGGTAGTAAATTAAAAACTGCGGTAACGACCAAACCAAGCAAACTAAAAAAAGGCTCCAAAGCTGCAAATAGACGTAAATCCTTCTGTGCTCGCATGAAAGGCATGAAGAAACGTAACACAAGCGCTAAGACAGCTAATGATCCAAACAGCAGGATCAATAAAAGCTTACGGAAGTGGAATTGCTGAAGTAGTAAATAAAGTTAAATAGTAAAGGTATAAATATAATGGCACGTTCAAACTATTATGCTCTATCAAAAACTGATGCGGATAACGCATTCAAACAGACATTTGAAACCCAGGGTGGTAGTACTGCTATGATAGCGCGTAAACAAGCACGTATTGATGAAGCGCGTAATAAAGTTCTTAGGCGAAGAAGAGCTGCAGCGGCTAAAGCTAAAGCTAAAGCTAAAAATGAAGCTAAAAATGAACCCCAACGTGTAGCACAGGCAGACGGGTATAAAAATGAATCTGAATCTGTGTCTATTTCGACAAATGAAGCTAAACCTAGAGCTGCTGCTACATCATCAAATCAGCGTAATACGCCAGCCGTTACACCTCGCACTAAACCTAAACCACCTAAAACTAGAAACCCACTCGACCGGTCTTCAATTAGTGGTAAACGCCCACGGGTTTCTAGAAGAGGTAAGATTCGTGGCTACGGTATGGCTCGTGGCGGAAGAGTTGTTAAAAGTTCATAATTTAAATAGTAAAGGAATAAATATGCCCCAAGGTAAAGGTACATACGGAAACACAATGGGTAGACCTCCTAAGAAAAAAATGATGGCTGGTGGTAAAGTTAAAGCCTATAAAGATGGTGGACTAGCTATGGTTACAGGTAAAGACGGTAAAAAAGTTCCGTTTTATGCTGCAGATGGTAAAGGTAAAATGAAGGCTGGCGGTAAAGTTAAGAAAATGAAGGCTGGCGGTACAGTTAAGAAAAACATGGGTGGTAAGATTCGTGGCTACGGTATGGCTCGTGGTGGCAAAGTTGTTAAAATGCGTTAAGGTAATAATATGACTACATCGGGAACTACAGCATTTAATATGGACTTCACGGAGATCGCTGAGGAAGCGTGGGAACGTGCGGGACGTGAAATGCGCTCTGGGTACGACCTTCGTACTGCTAGGCGTTCTATGAACTTGATGACTATTGAGTGGCAGAACCGTGGTATAAACATGTGGACGATTGAGGATGGCACTATTACCTTAACTGAAGGCGTCTCTAGATATCCACTCCCTGCAGACACAATAGATCTTTTAGAACATCAAATTCGTACGGGTTCAGGTAATCAAGCTACACAGTCTGATCTTACTGCGAGTCGTATAAGTGTTAGCACCTACGCAGCTATACCAAACAAGTTATCACGTGGTAGACCAATACAAATTTATATAGAACGTCTAAGAGATGCCCCTCAAGTTAATGTTTGGCCTGTACCTAATAATGATACTTACGTTCTCTATTATTGGCGTATGCGCCGTATTGAGGATGCGGGGAAAGGTATAGAAACTTCTGACATGAACTTCCGATTCTTTCCTGTGCTTGTTGCAGGATTAGCGTATTACATCGCCATGAAAATTCCAGAGTTTGTTGATCGCATCCCGATGCTTAAACAAGCTTACGAAGAGCAATTTGAACTCGCTGCCGGAGAAGACAGAGAGAAAACTTCCGCGCGATTCGTACCTAGAGTAGGTAGGGTGTAAAGATGAGTAATAGATTCGCATCTGCACATAAAGCGCTCGCACTTTGTGACGTATGTGGGTTTGAGTATAAGTTACGTGAATTACGTGATTTAGTTGTTAAGGGTAAAATAGCGAATATAAAGGCTTGTCCTGAGTGTTGGAATCCAAGTCAACCGCAATTAATGTTAGGTGAATTTCCAGTTGATGATCCACAAGCTATTCGCGACCCACGAATTGATACCAGTATTGGTGTTGTAGGAATACATAGCAGTAGAGATATACAATGGGGATGGAATCCTGTTGGTGGAGGAGTTGATCCATATGAGTTAACACCTAATAAGTTAATTAGTACTGGATCTATAGGGCAAGTTACGATAACTATTACATAGGAGTGATAAAATGGATATTAAAGTTATAAAAGATAAGGGCGTACACCCTTGTAAAGAAGCACCTAAACCAAATATGGAAGGTGTTAAAACCACAGGCATTAAAGTTCGTGGTACTGGGGCAGCTATTAAAGGACTTATGGCTCGTGGGCCAATGGGGTAAACTATGAACTATACTGAGCTCAAAGTAAACATACAGGACGTCTGTGCAACAACTTTCACTGATGACCAGCTTGCTATGTTTACTGAACAAGCGGAACAGTTTATATTTAATACTGTGCAGATACCCGCACTAAGAAAAAATGTTACGGGATCACTTACCAAAAGTAACATCTACCTCGGAACTCCTGATGATTTTTTGTATTCTTTTTCTTTAGCGGTTGTAGATGCGGATGGAGATTATCATTACTTACTAAATAAAGATGTTAACTTTATTCGTGAGGCGTACCCTAAAAGTGCGACAGAAGGGTTTCCCCAACATTACGCTTATTTTAACGACAATGCGTTTCTTATAGGGCCAAACCCTAATGGGAATTATGTAACAGAATTACATTATGGATACTATCCAGCATCTATTGTAACTGCGGGAACGACATGGCTTGGAACTGAATTTGATTCCGCTTTATTAAACGGAGCGTTAGTACAAGCAATCCGTTTCTTAAAAGGCGAACCCGATATCGTACAGATGTACGAGAAGATGTATTTGCAATCTATTACACTACTAAAAAATCTTGGCGACGGAAAACTACGTGAAGATACGTATCGTTCAGGGCAATTTAGACAACCAGTAAGTTAGGAGGCCGTAATGGCAATAAGTCAAGCAATGTGTACGTCGTTTAAGAAAGCTCTTCTTGATGGAGAGATGGATTTTAGTGGTAACACAGGACAAACATATAAGATCGCATTATATACAAATAGTGCAACTTTAAACGCAACTACAACAGCGTACGCAACTACTAATGAAGTTAGTGGTACAAACTATACGGCAGGTGGTAACACACTAACACTTGTTGCCGCTACTACTTCAGGCACTACAGCGTTTATAGATTTTGCCGATAGTACATGGTCAACTTCCACTATAACAGCTCGTGGAGCATTAATTTATACCACTGCTAACAGTAACGCTGCAGTAGCGGTGCTTGATTTTGGTGCAGATAAATCTTCTACTGCGGGGGACTTTAAAATTATATTCCCAGCCCCTGACGCTAGTAACGCCATTATTAGAATAGCGTAGGTTTTATATGCCCTCTTCAGTAACATATGATGGGTGGGGTGAACCAGCTTGGGACGACGGTTCGTGGGGAACAGATCTAACCACGGTTTCTGTTGATGGAATAGCTGCCACAGGTGGTTTAGGTAGTGTTACAGTTAGTGGAATAGCTAACGTACCGGTAACTAATGTTTCTGGACAAACTCATTTAAATACTATATCTGTTATTATAGATATGCCTATCAGCGTAGTAGGTATAGGAGCAACTACGTCGTTAGGGATAGTCAGAGCAAACGCGTGGAAACTAATTGATGATGGTCAAGTGCCTCATTGGGGCCCTGTTGATGATTCACAAACTCCAAGTTGGATTAATATAAGCACATGAGGTTAACAAAATGACAACGCAATATACACCAATATTAAAACTTGCTTTACCTGTCGAAGGAGAACTAGACGGCGCATGGGGAGATGTTGTAAACGATAACATCACTTCTATGATAGAACAAGCTGTCGCAGGGCGTGTAGTTGTTAATACATGGTCATCAAACTCACATACACTAACAACAGCTAATGGTACTACAGCGGAAGCTCGTTGCGCCATGTTATCACTTACGGATTCAGGTACACAATTAAATGCGGCTGGTACAGTTATATGTCCCGCACTATCAAAAATATACATCGTTAAAAATGCCGCAGGGCAAATAATTACAGTAAAGACAGCCAGTGGTTCAGGTATCGCCATACCAAACGGAGCTACATCATTTGTTTTCTGTGATGGAACTAACGTGTTAGAGTGTTTAACTAATATAGTTGCATTAACCACAACGGGCAATATTACAGTTGGTGGTACAATTAGTGGTAACGGCTCTGGACTGACAACACTTAATGGTTCTAATATATCATCTGGTACGGTAGCTGCAGCAAGAGTGGCGACACTTAATCAAAACACTACTGGTTCTGCCGCAACACTTACAACAGCAAGAACTATTGGTGGAACAAGTTTCAACGGTTCAGCAAATATAGCTGTAGGGTTAGCAGCGACAGCCACTACCCTAGCAACAGCAAGAACAATCGCGGGTGTTTCATTTAATGGATCAGCTAATATATCTCTTAATAATAACGCTATAACTAATGGTGCAGGATATCTTGCCTCAATTAATAATAGTAATTGGAGTGGTACTGATCTAGCTGTTGCTAACGGTGGTACAGGAGCAAGTGATGCTGGAGCTGCTCGAACTGCTCTAGGTGTTGGATCAATGGGTGAAGACGCAAAGACGGTAAGCACATCTGCTGCAAGTGGTACTCCTGCTGATGGAGATGTATGGTTTAGGTATACTGCATAATGGTTGCTGAAACAAAAATAGGTGTAGGCGGCGCTTGGAAGAGTTTGGAGTCTATTCAAATAGGCGTTGGGGGCGCTTGGAAAGAGGTTAGCGAAATCTATGTCGGTGTAGGCGGCGCTTGGAAACTAGCCTATAATCCATTAACAGCCTCATTAACTGGCACGTTTAATACATTATCAGATCAAGAAATTCTTACTACTTACACTAGTACAACGTCAGTAACAGTTAATATATCTAATTCAAGTACAATAGCTGTAACAACGAGTGGTTCAGGTACTAATCCTTTAATACAGAAGAATGGTTCCGGTGCATTCTCAAGCAGCCAAACTTGTTCTAACGGTGACACTTTAAAAGCTAGATTAACAACAGGGAGCTCTGAAGCTGCGACATATACTTGTGTTGCAACTCTGGGATCTCATGGATCTAAAACGTTTATAGTATTTACGGAATAACAAATAAGGAAAGTAAACGATGGCTAGTACATATGTAAATAACCTCCGGCTAGAAGAAATCGCCACGGGGGAGCAATCAGGTACTTGGGGAAACACAACAAATACTAACCTAGAAATAATAGGTCAGGTAACTGCTTGGGGTACACGAGCTATCGCCAACGCTTCAACGGATAATATTACCCTTGCGGATGGTGCGTTAGATGCAGATAGAAGTCTTGTATTAAAACTTACTGGAGGCGGACAGGCTTGTACTGTTACGCTTTTACCAAACACAAGCTCTAAAACTTGGGTTATGTATAATACAACAAGTGCGACATTAACTTTTACATGTGGTAGTGGTGCAAACGTAGCTGTGCTTGCTGGTGAGTCAAAAATTATCGCTACAGATGGTTTAGGTTCAGGAGGCGTAGTTTATGATGTTTTAACAGGAGTTAACTTAGCGGGAACAACTAAGGTTGATGATTTAGTTGTTGGCGACGACGCGACTGTTACAGACGATCTTATTGTTGGTGGTGATATTGATTTAGAGGGTAGTATTGACGTTAATGGTACAGCTAACCTTGATGTTGTAGATATTGATGGTGCTGTACAACTAGACGCTACTTTAACAGTCGGTGCAAACGACCAAGGTTATGATGTAATTTTATACGGGGACACCGCTGCTCGAAATGCAACGTGGGACAGTAGTGCAGACAGTCTAGAGTTTACCGACAACACCAAAGAGACATTCGGTACGGGTAACGATATGCAGTTGTACCACGACGGCACAAACTCGTTTATTACTAACTCACAAGGCGTACTAAAATTAGCCACTGAAACAAGCGGTATTGCTCTTACTCTTGGGCATAGCACTTCTGAAGTTACTTTTGGAGATAATGTTACAGTAGTAGGTAATTTTGCTGTTAATGGTACAACTACTACAATTAACACAACCAATCTGACTGTTACTGATCCTCTAGTAAAATTTGGACAGGGTTATACAGGTACTGCCTATGACCAAGGTTTTATAGTTACTCGGGGCAATGGGTCTGCAACTAACACAGCTAACAAAGGATTTATCTGGGACGAGACAGCAGATGAGTTTGTAGCGATTGCCTGTAATACAGAAAACGGTACTACAGCGGGTAACGTCACTATAAACAGCTATGTTGATATGCAAGTAGCCAAGCTAACAGGTAGCTCGCTAGATATATCAGGTGATATTGATGTGGATGGGACGACCAATTTAGATATTGTTGACATTGATGGTGCTGTAAACATGGCGGGCACTGCGGTGGTTATAGGCGTACTAAGCACAACCGCTGCAACCGTATTCAATGGTGGTTTCGCTAGTAATGCCGACTCTACTATGGGTACTAACAAAAAAATACAGTTTAGAGATGCTGCAATTCATGTAAGTTCAAGCACTGACGGACAGTTAGACATTGTTGCAGATACTGAAATACAGATTGCCGCTACAACTATAGACATAAACGGTGCTGTTGATGTAAGTGGAGACACAACCATTGCGGGTGATATTACTTCGGGTAAAACAGTTCATGTAGAAGGTTCTACTGCCGCAGGAGATAACGCTGCCATTGGCTATGCCTCTGGCGAGGGACTCATACTTACAGGACAAGGGTCTAACACTGACGTAGTTATGAAGAATGATGCAGGGCAGTCTGTATTGAATATACCTACAGGTACACGAAATGTTGTAATCACAGCAGGAGACCTCACTACTACAGGTGAATTAAACGTAGGCACAACATCATCTGGTGATGGGACGCTAAACATTATTGCATCTACTGGCGAGCAAAGTATTATTGAGTTCTCTGATACTACAAACGCTCGTGGACGCATCTACTATGACCATTCGTCTAGTCCAGAAGCTCTTGTATTGGAGACTACTGGCACAACTGCCATGACAATAAATAACTCACAAGCTACAACCTTTGCAGGTGATGTTTCAGTTGGTAACGGAACAATTACCCCTAACGGTTCTATTAATGACATAGCAATAACAAGTGCAAATTCAGCAGCAGGGATAACTATTGGTACAGCAAATAATGGTGTTGGCTATCTAGCATGGGCAGATACAGATGCAAACAACGGTGCTTGGATATCATTAGACCATGGGACAAACACTTTTGACTTTAGGAATAACTCAGCATCTCAACTTACCCTTTCAGGCACTGTGGCCAATTTCCAAAATAATGACATAACTACCGTAGGTGAGGTTGTTGTAGGTGCTACAGGAGGTAGTTCAGCAGGTATCGTAACAGTTTCTTTTGATGGGTCGCCAGACAACGGGATTTATTTACGCAACACTGATAATGGGTCAGCCGATCAAAACTTAATGGTATTTGATAGAAACGGTAGTAATACTGGTGAAATTGTACAGTCAAATTCTGGTACGAGTTATGTTACATCTTCAGACTACCGTCTTAAAGAAAATGTAGTTACCGACTGGGACGCAACGACAAGATTGAAACAGTTAAAGCCATCACGTTTTAACTTTATTATTGATGCAGATAAAACTGTAGACGGTTTCTTAGCTCATGAGGTACAAGCAATAGTTCCTGAAGCAATCACTGGTACAAAAGACGCAATGACTGACATAGTTCTTTATGTTGAAGGTGACATACTACCTGAAGGAAAATCTGTTGGAGATGTTAAGAAAGCATCAGCACCAAACTATCAAGGCATTGACCAAAGTAAATTAGTTCCGTTGTTAGTAAAGACCATACAGGAACTTGAAGCACGAATAACAGCATTAGAAGCATAGGATTTATTATGAGCAAAGAACTAAATAAAAACATTGGCAAGTTAGAAGCACAAGTTGCTATTTTGCAAAAGACTACAACTGACCTTGCTACTGAGGTGCACAATCTATCTGCTCAAATGAACAGATGGAAGGGCGGTGGCATGGTTCTGCTAGTTATTGGAACGTCACTAGGCTTTATTGTAGATACGCTATTTAAAATAGTTGGTAAATGAAACTAGTTTTTATAGGTGTTTTTATTTTATGCGGCTGTTCTAGCGTTGTTTACACGCAAGCATGTCCAAAAGATGATGTGAAATGCCAGACAAATCAGGATGCAGAACTATTGCACACGTTAGAACAAAAAGAGGCCGCTGTTATGTTGCTATGTCGGTTGCCGCAATATCAATCTGTTTTGGATTGCCCGGCACAGGATTAGCACAAGATGTTACGGGCGATCTTAATACTAACGTCAGCAATGCTACTATGGACAGCAACAATAGAGCGGAAACAATTAATTACAACGGAGCAGGATCAAGCCCTGGCTCAACACCACCACCATCAGCCATATCACCGACAATTATTGGTGGCGGTGGACAGGATAGTTGCTTAATACCAAAATCAGGCGGTGTACAAGTTAGTATTTTTGGTTTTAGTTTTGGCGGTATGGAGCAAGATGACGAGTGTAATAGACGCAAA